GGTTCCAGCCTACCCCGGGTAATACTGGCGGGGTAGGCTGGAACCATGGGTGCAGTATATAAGATGTCCAAGTGCATCTTGCATTGCACAAACCATGGAGGAAGCTGGTGATAGATTGCCACTTCGTCGTTTGCGCCAGAGGCGCCCAGAGGGTCTAATTCGACCTAGATTGAATTACTTCGGAGGAGACAGAGTTGCTCAACGCAAGTATTGGGGCATCAAGGCCCAAACGCAATTCCGAAGACAATTTCCCTTGCAACAATACTCCTACGTTCCACTTCGTCGCGGATCAGAACAATCCTTGGCGATGTACGGAGCATCACACAGAGCGGCAACCCCAGACCAAAGGCTGCTCCGAGCACAGAACCTGATGACAGGTAAAGGCCTGTACAAGGGTCGAGGAGGATACTGGGGACGAGCCTTCGGCAATCTCTTCGGTCTGGGGGATCTCGGTGACAAACTTGGTGACGCAGCATCGTCAGTCATTTCTTCCGTAGTCCCTGGAGGAAAACAAGCTATGGACCTGGTTTCAAGTGATATTGGACAAGGTCTCGGAAAGCTTGCATCATCCATTACTGGACAAGGCATGTACAAGCGTGGACGAGGACTTTACAGAGGAAAAGGACTCTACAAAGGTCGAGGAGAATACGTAGCCACGAACGGCCTGATCGCATCAAATGACGTAGTGCCACAATTCGGACAAAACGATATGAAAGAAATTTTGATCCAAAATAGAGAATTCGTTGCAGACGTTTACGCTCCTCAAGCACAAACTACATTTGCAGCGCAAGAATACCCTATAAACCCAGGTATCAAAAAATTGTGGCAATGGCTGGCACAAATTGCTATCAACTTCGAAGAATACGAAATCAAACAATTAATAATTACGTACAAATCCACTGTTGCTGATTTCGCTTCGGCTTCTGGACAAGTAGGCCAAATAGTTATGGCCACACAATATAACCCATCATCAGACCCTTTTGGGTCTAAAGAAGAAATGATGTTATATGAAGGAGGAATGAGCTGCAAGACAACAGAAAACATGCAACATGGAATTGAATGTGATCCATCCAAACTGACAGGAAGTACCTTCAAATACGTTAGGGCTGGAAATTTGCCTATAACAGAAGACATAAAAGAATATGATCTGGGACGTTTCAGCTTGGCAGTACTGGGATGCCCCTCTACATACGCTGGTCAACAACTTGGTGAACTATGGGTTTCGTATACAGTGTCCCTGCGAAAGCCAAAGGTGGCTTCAGGCCATGCTTATAACATTCAAAGAGATGTATTTGCAGTGCCTACTTGGAATACTTCAACCACGTTCAATCCTCCTCTTAATTCATTGCTAAAGGGTACTCGAAATTGTGGAATTGCTACTGTTCATTTGGCACCTAGTGTAGAAGAAATGATAGGTGCAAATTACGTTGGACTTGACATTATGGACTTCGCAGCTCCGTATGCAAACAACGCAGCACTAGGAACAGGTTTCTACAGGTTCTTCACACTGCGATTCGATGACTCATTCGAGGGATGTGTTGCAATTAGATTCCGAAAAAACTGTCTTGTGAGCATGTCAACTTTGGCTACGAGAGAATTGGTAGTGTTCTCAAGCATCAGGCCTGGTACGGACGCTGCAACAATTGTTAGATTTGACGACATTCCGGATGTTCGAAACAGTCCATACCTGAATTTTTGGACGCACTGGCTGTCAACAATTGATAACACTCCAATTGAAGGACCGACAACGGGAGGAACACAAACAGACAACCGGCTGGATTTAGATTTACATCTAAGAATCCTGCCACCGCAAAATGGAAGACGTAACGAATTGTACTTCGGATGGGCTGGACAAGGAAGCGATAATTGCCAATTGCATCTTGAATTGACTCAGTACAACACTTTCTTGAGTGCTTCGGATAACGGACGAGGTACTGATAATTTGTTGTTTTCAGATGTCAATGATGGCATATATACATGGGCGAACCCAATTGTGAACTAATTTTCCGATACTGCTTTTGTGTTACAAAATTTTTCCGCACTAGGGGTACCCCTAAAATAAAACAAAAGACATTTAAGTTGTGTCCGGAAATTTCATTATCGGTTTTCACTCAAACCCTCAACCGTGCTTCCCTGCCCAAATCTATATATGCGGGAGCATTCATCACGGCACGTGTGCACCCCTAAGGACATATTGCAAAAAAAATGGCTTCTGCCAGAACCACTTCTGAAAATGCTCGAGAATCTCCCAAGAAGCACTGGGTTTTCACTCTCAACAACCCTGGTCCTGATGATCAAGGGTCCCTATGGTTGCTCCCTTTCGACTACGCTGTACTTGGGTTGGAAGTTGGACAATCCGGTACTCCTCATATCCAAGGATACGTGATCTTCAAAAAGAAGTACCGTTTGAACCAACTCAAAACTCATTCACCTCAAGGACAACGTGCCCACTGGGAACCACAGTCTCAATACTCCACCCCACAGCAGGCGGCCGAATATTGCATGAAGGACGGCAACTTCAAGGAGTTTGGAGAATTGTACGTAGACGCCCCCGAACTCATTGACATGGAACTGTTCGCTGGGGAACATTCAGATGAATTTGCAGAAGAAGAGGATGATCCTCAACCTTTAAAACGCACTTTAACCTCGTGTTCTTTTGCACTGCCGCTCAATCAACAAATGTAATGCACACATAGGCCCGAATCGGCCCAAAATAAAGGTGGACAAGCTACTAAACAAAAATGGATTGACGCGCTCGCAATGGCAAAACGAGGCAAGTTCGACGAAATAGATCCTCACATTCAAATACAATACTTTACTTCTTTGAGAAAGATTCATCATGAAACTATGCTCCAAACTTCAACATTGCCGGGAGAACTTGAAAACCTATGGTACCACGGCGCGCCTGGCACTGGCAAATCACGTATGGCAAGAGATCTGTTTCCTAACGCATACTTCAAGGCAATCAATCATTGGTGGGATGGATATCTTGGTGAGGAAACTGTCATTATCGACGAATGGGAGGTCACGTCAGGTCGCTTCATCGGACACCATCTCAAAATCTGGGCAGACAGATACCCATTCAAGATGGAAGTCAAAGGTTCCTCGCTGCCGTTACAACGCCCAAAACGTATCATCATCACTACAAACTACACTATCGACGAATGCTTCGGGTCCGATAGAATGCTCTGCGATGCCATTAAACGCCGATTCACCCAAGTTGACTTTGACAGAGTTCCTTACACAGGACCAGGAAATCGAGTGGTGGAACTCGTGGATTAATGATCCAATGCCCATGGACTTACAATAAATCATTAATCCAACCACTTCCTTGTCCAATTTTGTGACTAATTAGCCTAAATTTTCAACGGCAATATAAAAATGAATATTATGGGGTGGTTGATTAAGCCAACTTAATAATGAAAGAAGTTCTTGAAAGTTGGCAACTTTCTGCCGCCATTCATTCAACTGACGTTGAATGACATGTTGATCTTGATATTCATCCATTTGCATTTCCGCCAAATAAGCAACTTGGTTGTTGGCACGCCTAAGTTTCTCTGAAACAAAATCCCACATGCCTTCCAACCACCAATTGACATAACGTTGATTTGGAGCAAATATACCAGGAAAATAACGTGAACGTAAACGTACAAAATCAAGGCCGCATTTTTCAACTAGATCTCGGACGGCATCCCTCAAGTCTGACGGTGCGAAAAGCAATGCCATCCTCTGAACGCAATTCTGGCGATCTGGTGCCAGTCAAGCGTCGAGGCTGCAATAACGCTTGAAAAAATGCTACGACAGCGGAAAAACAAATATAAGTCGGAGAAGAAGGCTCTTCGTAATCCGACATTTTTTAACGGGGGACACCCCCGAACCCCCGTAAAGAACCCGTCACTTGGTTCCGGGTTCCATAGCCTACCCCGGGTAATACTGGCGGGGTAGGCTGGAACCATGGGTGCAGTATATAAGATGTCCAAGTGCATCTTGCATTGCACAAACCATGGAGGAAGGTGGTGATAGATTGCCACTTCGT